TTACATGGACGGTGAGGTTGTCTTACGTTCATTGTGGATATGGGTGAGGTTTGAGTTTGAAGGGCAAATGTGGTGTGGCGTGCAATTCGATACCGCCCCTTCCAGTGGGGCAGTAATAGAAGTAACCTACGCACCGCTTATTGAGCAAGACATAGGCGAGTTCATTGTTACAGAGGTTACGAAAGGTATAAACCAGTACACCGTAACGGCACTTGACAAAATGATTTTGCTTGACGGTGAAGCGGATTTGTCAGGAGTGACCTATACAACCGCACAAGCCTTTTTAGAGGACGTTTTTGAAGAATTAGGATTTACCCTTGACATTCAAGATAACATTGACACCTCTATAAGTATTTGCGACCCTGCGTTTGAAGTGGGGGCTACCTACAGGCAAGTCCTATCCAAGATATGTGAGAGTTTGGGTGCAGGTTCTTACATGGTTGGTACTACTATACATATTTGTTGGTATGACAGTTACCCCTTCACCACAGAAACCTTTACAGGTGACGGAAGCAATACAGTGTTTTGGCTTGATGGTGCCGATTATGAGGTAGAACCTACCGTTTACATGGACGGTGAGGTTGTTCCACGTTCGTTGTGGGAGTGGGAGTTGGTTCGCGAACTTGATGATTCGCGCACATATTGTATTGTGGAGTTCAATACCGCCCCTGATGACGGCGCAGAAATAGTCATAACGTGGGCGAACTACCCCGATTTAACCGTTGACGAAAGCGAGTACACGGAATTATCCCTTACCGAGAAATCGTTTACAGTGACAGTAGAAGTGACAACCGACCCATCCGCAATAGCGTGTGAAATGACAGATAGCGATATTGTTGTTAGGATTGTCAACAACCCATTCTTGGCGAACTATACAGAGGCACAAAGAACCGCTTATCAAGAAGCCCTGCAAACAAGGGTAGGTGGGTTCCCCCATTATGGTGGGAACGTGACAACCCTCCCGATGCCCGAACTCTATCCGTATGACGGAATGGTGGTTAAAAAAGGAACAGGGCGTTATTATTTCCCGATTACATCAACAACCTACGGAATAAACGAGAATACGAAATTTGAAGCCAAGATAAGTGGCAAGGACAATGGCTACAACTTTGGTATAAGCCGAGAGATAGACACCCTGCAAGCGAGCGTAGAGGACATGGAAAGCAACTCCAAGCACTTCTTTTACCGTGACGATTCAGGCGTTCACATGACGATGGTAGAAAACGAGCCGAACACGGGAAGAAACACCCTCATAAACGCAGACGGAATGTATGTTAGGGATGGCAGAGTGAACCTTGCGTTTTTCGGTGACACTACAATCATAGGTAACGAGAACGAGGGCAATGTGCAATTATCCAACAATGAGATGGATATTTACATTACACGCACGAAAAAAGCGTTTTCAATAACAAGTGGTATCGGTGATACGGAAGTTTCTACCACCACGTTCCCCGAAGAATATACCGTTGGTGATGATACGGATATAACCATTCCGCAGACGGGCGATTGGGTTTCACTCTTTACGTTAGAGGGAACACCGACCACGGGAACGGATATAGCAATAGCCTTGCAAGGTACGGCAACCTTCCGTATAGCAAACCTGCCATCAGCAGGAGGCGAGGGAGCAGGGCAACCACAGGTAACGGAGTACACATATACAATCACAGACGGGGTATTTCCGATTACACTAACCGAAGGTGCAACACAGTATATTTGGGAGGGAACTATAGAAGAAGATGGCAGTCCAGTATTGGATATTCGTTACGATGGTAAATTTTCCACGCACTTACAGATAAAGAGTTATGCCACTTCTCTTTCCAACCTTGCTATGATTGTCAGAACTTCATCATTCGACCTGATACCGCAAATGGCTTTCGGTGAGGGAGCAGAAGCAAACGGGAATCATAGCGTGGCGATAGGCGAGGGGGTCGTGGTTAATGGTGATAACCAAGTAGTAGTAGGGCAGTACAATTTATCAAGCAATAACACATCGAACTTTGCCGTAGGTACGGGTTACGCAGGGGCAGGAGTGAACACTTATTGGACAGGCTTTGAGGTGGGGCATTTCAGCGATTCCGATGGCGGTGGTATGCAAGCCGTTATTAGGGGCTACCCTGCAAGACTTACTTTGCAGAACGGTGGGTTTAATGGAATAACCGCACGAAACAGTTACATAAGTGCTTACTATGGCGGTGGTGGGATTGGCAATAATATGCTTGTTCAGGCAGGGGGCAACCTTGTCATAGGTGGTGGCGAGTACCCCACGAACAAATACGACGATGGGTTGGAAACCCCTTCAGGCGAAGATACCTACATAGGTGCAGATGGGGATGTGTGGATTGAACCAAACGCCAACACGATTGCCAACGTAAAACGATGGCTTTTTAGCAGTGATGGGAGTATTTATGAATACCATAGCGGTGCAGGGGTAAACATGACGGGTAGTAATGGTATCCGTCAAATACTTAATATGAATGGCGATACCCTACGGATTGGATATGGGCAATACCAAGCCGACTATAGCACCACTATTCAAGGTGGCACTGTATACATCAACACCAACCGACAAGAAGGCTATACATGGACACTAACCAACGCAGGGAATACATTGGTGCCCGGAAAGATTTCCTTTCGCACCAACAACAAAGCCCTGGAAATGCTTAGTTCAGACGGTTCAACCTACTATGATTGCATGAGGCTAAACGGAAGTGACGGTCTTATCATAGGATATGGTCTATGGAATAGTTCTGTAGGCACTACCTATCTTGAAGGAAATAATTTATCCCTAAACGCCAAAGTGTCACCGATAACCGCAAACCAAAGAATACAAGCCCCTGTAGGGCTAAGAAGTGGAAGCACCGCAAGTACCACCATAGCAGATAAGAGTATATCGAGTGGAACGAGTTGGGTGAATTTGGGAAGTTTCAGTTTGCCCGCAGGGGTGTGGAGATTGACGGTGGTAACGAGTTTCGCTTCTAACGGCACAGGCATAAGAGGGATGTGCGTATCATCAACAAGTGGTGGTGGACGTATCAATGCGATGGCAGAGGATACTTGTTCAGCGGTAAGTGGCTTTAGGAGTAATTTAAGCGTAGATATAATTCTAAACCCATCAGCATCGACAACCTACTATGTAAATGCTTTCCAGAGTAGTGGCAGTGCGCTATCCGTCACAACGAGGTGGAACGCAGAATATTTAGGTTCAAGTATATCGAGCATATAAGAAAGGAGAATGAAATGAAACTAACAAACAAAACGTATGACTTCCTTAATAAGTTCCATAGGCTTGTATTAGTCTTGATAGAACTTTTGGGGGTGGCAACAGTAATGGTACAAGCACTTAATGAAAACTCTATTAAGGTTCCTGCCGTGGCAACAACAATAATAGCGGTAGCACAGGCGGTTTTGGGCTATCTACTTCATATAAGCAGTAAGGCATATTGGGAGGACATAAACGATGAATCCGTGGATAACTAATTTAATCATTCCTTTGATATTGGCAGGGGCTACAACCCTTATGGGGTATGCAGTGTGGCTTTTGCAAGAACAAAGGAAAGAACAAGCCGAAGCCCGAAAAGTAGCCGCAGAGGAATTAGGGGCGATTAAAAACGGTCTTATGTTGGAGATTCAGAGAAACATCATAAACGACCACAGCAGATATGTGATAGACAAAGAACCCCTACTTCCGCTTGCGTATAAAAACCTAACCGAAGTATATGAAGCGTATAAAAAGTTGGGTGGTAACGGCATGGCAGAAAAATTGATGCAGGAGATAGAAAAAAGACACATTGAAAAGGGGGGGATACAATGACGGTACAGGAAGCGATAAATAAAGTAATCAAGTTAGCAGAAGAACAGGTTGGCTACAAGGCAGGTTCAGGGAAATGGACGAAATACGCCAAAGATATGGATGCCATCGGTGACTTCTATAATTATAAAAAGCAAGGGGTCGATTGGTGTGACATATTCTATGATTGGCTACTTGTCACTTCGTTCGGTGCAGAAAAGGGCAGAGAAATGCTATACCAACCGAAGAAGTCAACAGGAGCAGGGTGCGGTTTTAGTGCCAACTTTTATAGGAAGAACAACGCCTTTAGTAAAACCCCACAGTTAGGTTCGCAGATTTTCTACGGCACAAGCGGAAATGAAAGCCACACAGGTTGCGTGGTTGCTATAGAGGGCAACTACATTTGGACAGTCGAGGGGAACACAGGCGGTGGCAACGGAGAGGTGCAAAAGAAGAAGGTCGCAAAGAACAATAGCAATATCAGTGGCTACGGAATACCGAAGTGGAGTTTAGTAGCGACCAACACGAAATTCACCAAACAGTGGGGCATAGATATATCCGTATGGCAAGGAAACTATGACCTTGCTAAAGCACAAAAAGAGGGTGTGAAGTTCGTTATCCTTAAAGGTGGTGGCGGTGATGATGGGCTTTACAAGGATAGTAGATTTGATGAAAACTATTCCAAAGCGAAAGCACTAAATATGCCTGTAGGCGTTTATTGGTTCGCAGGTAGCCCCTCTAACGCAAAGAGTGAGGCAGAATACTTTGTTAAGAACGTGCTAAAGGGAAAACAGTTTGAACTACCCATTTACATAGATGCCGAGGCAGGTTTCTTAAAGTATTCCAAACGTGCGGTGACGGATGGGATACTAACTTGGCTTAAATACGTTCGTCAGCAAGGCTATTGGGTAGGGATATACAGTAGCACATCAGCCTTTGCTTCGAGTATGTATGATAGCGAGTTAAAGAGTTATGCTCATTGGGTTGCAGATTGGAGAGGGGAGAACTACTATTCCTCATATAGCGGTATGTGGCAATTTGGTGGAGAGACCAACCCGATAAGAAGTAACAAGGTCGCAGGAAAGACAACCGACCAAAACTATATGTATGAGGACTACCCGACAGAAATTAAAGCGAAAGGGCTAAACGGGTGGGGTGAAGCCCCCGTTACAACGCCAAGCACGAAATTTCAGTTGGATGTTGATGGCATTTTGGGATACAACTCCGTAATCGCTATGCAGAAATGGGTAGGCACTTATCAGGATGGCATCATCACAGGACAGTTAAAAACCCAAAACAAATACTACCCATCCCTTACATCGTTTAAGAACGGAACGGGGGGTAGCAGTTGCATCAAAGCGATTCAGAGCCTACTTGTAAAGCAAGGGTTTAGCGTTGGGTCTTACGGGGCAGACGGAGTATTGGGGCAATCCACTATCAAGGCGTTGCAATCGTTCCTTGTCAAGCAAGGATATAGCATCGGTACTGATGCGAGGGGAACGCTAAACAGTGGAACGGCAAAAGCCCTACAGAAATACTTGAACAAGGTGGTTTATAAGTAATGGACGATAAAAAAATGGAAATGGTTTCGTATGTTGTATACGAAAGTTGCCAAACAAGAAGTGACCGCATCATCCACAGGCTAATAGTAGCACTTTTGGTATCGCTTGTTTTACTTTTTATCAGTAATGTTTTATGGATGGTGGCGTATACACACAACGGAACAGAAGTGGTTAATGGCGATGGCGTTACAAACGTGGTAGGAGAAAACGGAGAGATATATGGCAACGATAATCATTCGTAGGCGTAAAGTCAGAAGAAAAAAGAACGGCAAATCCAAAGGAACAAAGAGAAGAAAGAAATGATAGATTATGAAAAACTATCCCGAACAGAAATAGAAAACCTTATCGAAGAATGGGTGGTAGGCAGATACGCAGAGCGTGACAGGGAGATAATGAAACGCAGACTATTAGATGGCGTTCTTTTAGAGCCGTTAGCGGAAGAATTTGACCTATCCGTTAGTCAGGTTAAAAACATCATTTATAAAAGACAAAAGCAACTTTTCAGGTAATGAGAAAGCCCCTTAAATGGGGTTTTTTCGTGCCTAAAAATAAGCCGTAAATTATCCCTTTATTCTATTCAGTTGAGCGTGAGGATGCCCTAAAATCAAAGTCAGGAGGAAGGTATATGTTTCGAGAGTATAACCCTAACCCCCGACACAAACGAGTGGGGGATTGCGTGATAAGAGCCATTAGTACCGCCACAAACGTGGAGTGGGAACAGGTTTATAGGGATTTAGCAGACAAGGGTTTAGAAATGGGAGATATGCCTTCCTCTAATGCCGTGTGGGGGTGCTTCCTGAACGATATAGGGTTTAAGAAACACCTCATACATGACGATATAACTATCAGAGAGTTTTCACGGAAACACAAAGACGGGATATACATTCTTGCCACAGGAAACCATGTGGTGGCGGTAATCTACGGAACGTATTATGACACATGGGATAGTGGGGATGAGATTCCCATATATTATTTCAAGGAGGAATAACATGGCATACAACTACTATTCTAATTATTATCCACAGTACCAACAACCACAACAGAACCTTATTTGGGTTCAGGGTATGGAGGGGGCAAAAGCGTATCCAGTAGGGGCAGGGAATAGCGTGCTTCTAATGGATAGCGATAACCAGTACCTATACATTAAATCAGCCGACAACACAGGGATGCCGACACTAAAAGTCTATGAGTATAAAGAGATAACAGAAGAACCTGCCGATATGAGCAGATATGTTACAAGAGAGGAATTGGAAGAAGCGATTGCCAAAATAAAGCCAAAGAAGAAAAAGGTTATCGAGGTAGAGGACGATGAATAATATATTTCAGGAACTTACAAGAAATGATATTTTCTCACAGTTCGATGAGTTTAAGAAAACCTACACAGGAAACCCCAAAGAGGAAGTTCAGAAACTTCTCAATTCAGGGAGAATGAGCCAAAGCGAGTTTGAAAGGCTTTCGCAGATGGCAACACAGATACAGAATTTACTTAATAGACGATAAAAGTTTTATCGTAACCTTGCAAGGAATGATAATAGATTAAAGTTATGAAAGGAGATATTATTATGGCTTTAACAGACAACAATATGACGATGCCAGTAACCCCACTATACGGAAACAACAACGGGTTCGGTGGAGCAGACGGATGGTGGCTTATCCTACTTTTCCTTTTCGCTTTTAATGGCGGTTGGGGAAACAACGGAGGGTACAACGGAGGATATAGCGATGTTCAGCGTGGATTCGACCAGTCAGCAATCATGGGAAACCTGAACGGAATAACCAGTGCGATTTCCAACGGCTTTGCAAATGCGGAGGTCAGTAGAGCGAACGCAAACACGAACCTTTTGCAAAGTATGTGGAATATGCAGACCACACAACAGGAATGTTGTTGCAACACAAGAGAATCCATAACGGCACTTGCAGGGCAAGTCGCAACCGAAGGGGCAGAATCGAGATTTGCCAACGCACAGAACACAAGGGATATTGTGACTAACGCAACGGCAAACACACAGGCTATTCTTGACAAACTTTGTCAGTTGGAACTTGATGCGAAGAACGACAAGATTGCAGATTTGGAAAGACAACTTACAATGGCGAACCTGTCAGCATCGCAGACCGAACAGACCGCACAGATATTGGCAGACAACTTGAGGCAGACACAGGCACTTGAACAGTACCTAAATCCTGCCCCGATACCTGCCTATACGGTTGCCAACCCTAATTGTTGCAACACAGGATGTGGATGTTCGTTTTAGCCTTAATTGAGAGTATTTAGCGAGGTGATAATATGGCAGAATATACATACAACACCGTGCAAAGCGTGGCGGTAAACAACCCCATACTTTTTAACGCTTCTATTCCTTGCAATCGTGGTTATATATTCCATGATGATGAATCAGGAGTTTTTATTCTCAAAGGTGTAACCAACAACTGTTTTGCGAGATACCAAGTTACGTACAACGGGAATATAGCCGTTCCTGAAGGTGGCGAAGTAACGCCTATGGCCGTGGCGATAACCGAAAGCGGAGAGCCAAGACTTACCTCAAAGGCAATCCTTACCCCACAGGCGGTTAGCGAGTTTGGGAATGTGACGAGTACGGCAATCATAACCGTGCCGAAAGGTTGTTGCTTTACTTGTTCGGTTCGATATGTAGATGCAACCACAGACGATGCAACGGTAGAGCCAACGCCAGTAATCGAAATACAGAATAGCAACTTGGTAATAACGAGAATTGCATGAAGGGAGCGAACTAATGAAAGGTATGGAAGAATTAAGAGATATGCTTTGTGATGAACTTGACAACATGGCAGAGCAGGGAGAAATCACAACAGGGTCGTTAGACATTATCGACAAACTAACCCATTCCATCAAAAGTATCGACACCATCATGGCTATGGAAGATTCCTATAACCGATATGACGATTATAGCCGTAGAGGTTCATACGCCAAAAGAAGGCGTGATAGCCGTGGCAGGTATAGTCGAACAATGATGAATGACGGAGATATGTAAAGGGCGGTCTTATGACCGCTTTTTTCGTTGACCCATTTATCAACCTGTCAAAAAAAGTCGCTTAAATCGAAAAATAAGAGGTCTGATTTTCGTTGAATTTTCAACGCTTTCACGATATGCGAGAATTTATTAAAAATGGGGGTTGACAAAAGTCAACGTCAAGGTTTATAATGGGTTCAAGAAGTATTCCGATAATTATGACCTTCGGGAATAGTTGACCTTATAGGTGTTCGTGAGATACTTCTTAAACCAAATGAAGCAAAGGAGTATCCGAACATGAGAAATGAAACAGTAAAAGATTTTAAGGTTATATCTAATAGCAATCTATCTAATTTTGAGAAGGAAGTCAAGACCTTTATCAACACCCACAAAGATGCACTTAATATGCAAGTGAATAGCAACACCACAGTAGACGGGCATTTTGCTCATATCTATTGGGAGGAAGTTAGACCCGTTCCTGAAGATATTAAGGACGAGTATATATTGCGTGGCGAGAGATACCGATGTGAGAATTGCCCCCACTATGGGGCAAACGCATCGGACAACCCCCGTCACGCTTTTTCTTGCACACGAAAAGTCTACAGTGCTACAAGGCGTGGTTGCGAGGAAGCGTGCTTGTATTTCTATCAGCAGTTAGCGAAAGGGGAGTTGAATCCGCATGAATCGAGAAGAATGGTGTAAGGAAGTAAAAATTGAACTAATTAGGCGTGATATGACAGTTAAGCAGTTGGCAACCAAGTTAGGGCGTTCCGAGGAATACATTTACCGAGCCTTGCGAGGACACACCTACAGAAAACAGGCTTGTGAGGAAGTAAGCGAATTTCTTGGGATAGAAAACTACAACAAGTAACTTAAAACGCTATGCCTTGATTACAAGGGCGTGAAGTTAATAGGAAATCGAAACCACAAAACTGAAAAAATGAAATCAGCCAAACCGCCCTTGTAATGAGGGCATAGCGAGAAAGAGAGGGAATGATGGAGATTAGAGGCAAGAGGTACAAATGGAGATTAGAGGATATGCACCCATACGCACTGTTAGGAGTGTTCGGATTGGGCTTATTGATGGCGTGTGCATCGTTATGGACAACGATTTGCATAATTGTGGCGATTCTTGGATAGGAGAGGGAAATGGAACTTATTAAGTGTAACGATTGCGGAGCAGTTACAGAGGGCGTTTTGGACTATGGAATTATATTGTGTTCCGATTGCAAAAGCCCCGATGTAGAACCCATGAGGTGTTGCGAGAGGTGTGGTGAACTAACACCGAACAGATTGTGTGATGATTGCACAGAAGAAATTGACAGGATAATAAGCGATGCGATTGCGGATATAGAAAACGCACCAAACGGAAGGTTAGACTACAGAACCGCAAGAGATTTGTTTTTAGAGCGAATAGAAGAATTGGAGTGAAGATATGTTTAGAGGACTAAAGCCTGATGAAATCGAGGTAAGAGTGGGAAGTGTAAGCGAAAAGGGAGCAACATTGTTGTTCTATAAGAACGCAAGGGTTGATATGGCTATCCTTGATGAAACAGTTGGAGCAGAGAATTGGCAACGTGACCACAAAGAGGTTAAAGGAAATCTCTTTTGTGGAGTAGGGATAAGGAGTTGCGTAGTATCGGAGAAGGTTATTGAAAAAGCCGATGAATGGATATGGAAGTGGGATTGCGGAACAGAATCCTATACCGAAAAAGAGAAGGGCGAAAGTTCCGATTCATTCAAAAGAGCGTGCTTTAATTGGGGCATTGGCAGAGAGTTATACACCGCACCGTTTACGTTTGTGAAATGCGAAACAGTTAAAAAGGGCGAAAACAAGTATGAACTTAAAGATAAGTTCCAGTTTAGTGGGGCGTTCGTAAGCGAAATCGAGTATGACGAAGATACGATAAGCAAAGTCACTGTATGCGACAAGAGGGGCAACGTAATCTTCAAATGGGATAAGCGGAAAGCATACATAAAAGACGAGAAAAGAACCCCCGATGAAACGGCAAGCGTGGAGAAAATAACCAAAGGTGGAGTTGACTTTTTGGAGAATCTAATAGCCGACACCAAAGCCGATAAAGAAAAACTATTAGGGCATTATGGGGTTGAATCATTAGACGAAATGACAACAAAGCAATTCAATGATTGTGTAAGTATTTTGAAAGAGAGATTAAATGAAGCCGATAAGTAGCAGGAGAGCAAAGGCGGTAGCGATACCGACCAAAGTCAAGAAAAGGGTTGCGGAGCGTGACGAGATAGACGGTTGGACTTGTTGTGTTAATTGTGGTAGCCCTAACGGACTTCCTGAAGCACACTATATAGCACGTTCCGATGGCGGTCTTGGTATAGAGCAGAACATTGTAACGCTTTGCAGGGATTGTCACAACAAGTTTGACTTTGGAAGGAGAGAAGAACGGATAGAAATAGGGAACCACATCAAAGAATATTTTATGAGCATCTATCCCGATTGGAATGAGGAAGATTTGATTTACAAGAAATGAAAGTATACGAAAAACCTGTTGTGGGATTTGACAATGGAATAACAGTAACCTTTAGATTCCCACCATCTGTTAGGGAAGAACTAAAGCCGATGATTGACACCATAAGTCAGTTTGACGATGAACAAGACTACGATTTAGCCCTAACCAAAGCGAATAAAAAGCGGTCTATGGATGCCAATTCTTATATGTGGGTTCTTTGTGACAAGATAGCAAAAGTCATAAAGAGTACCAAAGAGGAAGTATACCGTAGAGCCATAAAAGAGGTTGGAGTGTTTAGTGATGTGGCGGTTCAGGAAGGCGAGCCCTGTGCAACGCTTGTATCTGCGTGGGGGAGTAATGGGATTGGATATTTCAGCGAAATGTTTGATACGAACCTAACCGATGCGAGTGGTGGAAAAATGAAACGAGTTAGGCTTTATGAAGGTTCGCATAAATATTCCAGTCAGGATATGGCAAGGCTTATTGATTGGGTTGTTGAAGAAGCAAAATCATTGAACATCGAAACCCTAACTGACACCAAAATAAAGGAGATAGAAGCATCATGGAAGAATTAAAAGCACTTATTGATAGTTTGTCCGAGGACGAATTATATTCCTTGCGAGAAGCGATATATAAAAAATTGTATACGATTCCCAACTATCACCCTGATGCGGAGAGATTAGACGGGATGGTGGAATCACGAAAACCGCCAGTAAAAATTGTAATTCCGTACAAATTCCCAAGCCTTAATGAATACGTCAATGAGTGCAGAAAAAACCCGTTTGCAGGAGCAAATATGAAAAAGAGGGTGCAACGTGATATTGGATATTTTACAAATACCCTGCCCGTATTCACTAACCCCGTAACAATAGAGTTTACATGGGTCGAGGGGAACAAAAGACGAGATTTAGATAATATCGCATTTGCAAAAAAATTCATCCTTGATTCATTGGTAGAGTGCGGAAGGCTAAAAGACGATAACAGGAGGGTTGTAACCGCTTTCAGAGATAACTTTAAGTACGGTGATGATTGGAAGGTGATATTAGAAATAAGAGAGGTGGAGAAATGAAAAAGCCAAAAACTAACGCAGACCGTATAAGGCAAATGACCGATGATGAGTTGGTTGAGTTTATGGCGAAGTTGGAAGAACAAGACATAGACTTTGGTAAGACCTTTTGCGGATGGGAGTGCGACCAAGCACAGGAATGTGATGATTGCCGTAAATGGTGGCTTCAACTTCCGTACAGTGAAAACGGATATTGGAGCAGTGGAATAAGAAAAGCAGATAATTTTTAAGGGGGATGTTATGACACAAGCAGAAAGAATTATTGATTATATCAACAGATTTGGAAGCATCACACCGATGGAAGCGTTTACCGATTTAGGCGTTACCAAGTTAGCCACAAGGGTGAGCGAAATGAAGCGTGATGGCGTAGAGTTCGACCAAGAACTTGTCAGCAGTAAGAACCGATATGGTGAGAAAGTCCATTATATGAAGTACAGATTAAGAGAGGTGGAAAATGCGGAATAAACGGATTGCCGAGTTGGAAGAAGAAATTGAAAAGTTAAAAATGCTACTAATCAGAGAACGAGTGAAGGCGTGGTTAGAAAAGAATGAGGTAAAGGACGATGCCGATGGCAAGGAAAACGGAGTTTAGAAATGGCAGATAAAAGGATGTTCTCAAAGTCAATAATAGATAGTGATGCTTTTTTGGAAATGCCACAGACTTCGCAACTCCTATACTTCCATTTGTCAATGAGAGCAGACGATGAAGGGTTTGTTGGAAGCCCAAAAAAGATAATGAGAATGATAGGTGCTAACGATGATGATATGCGAATTTTAATCGGTAAACGCTTCGTTATTGCCTTTGAAAGTGGCGTGATTGTCATTAAGCATTGGAAAATACACAATTACATTCAAAGTGATAGATTTAAGCCGACTAATTATCAGGAAGAAAGAGCAACCTTGTATGTGAAGTCTAATAAAGCCTACAGTGAAGTCGATAAAACGTTGGAAAATCAACCCCGTATCCAAAATGGATACAAAATGGATACACAGATTAGATTAGATAAGAATAGATTAGATAAGAATAGTATAGATATATACGTTCAAGAATTTGAGGAGGTTTGGAAAGAGTACCCCCGAAAGCAGGGCAAGAGTAGTGCGTGTAAGGCTTATATTAAGGCAAGGAAGGACGAAACCTCAAAAGAGGATATATTACATGGCTTGCAAGAATACATCACTTATATCGAAAAATACAAGGTCAAGGGCAGATACATAAAAATGGGTTCAACTTGGTTCAATCAAAAATGTTGGGAAGATAATTATGACGATATTGGAAGAATTAAAAACGCTAAAGGAACAAAGGGAGAAACTAATAAAGAAACGGATAGCCTTGATTGGTTCTTTGAATGATGTGCCACTCTTTTCAGTGCCGAGTAATGACGAGGTGATGAGCATTGATGCCACGCTTTCAAATATCGACAGGCGGTTAGACTATATCCTGTCAGAAGCGACAGTAGATATGCTTCCTGAAAGGTGGCGAAACGTAGACTTCATAAATGTTGAGGGAAGCGAGGTTGCGAAACGCTTTGCGGAAAACTTCCCGAACAACGGAAAAGGCGTATTCCTGATAGGCGGTGTGGGTCGAGGCAAAACCCATCTTGCAGGAGCGATAGCAAACTATGTGATTAAGAACTACCACGTTCCAGTTATCTTTCGCAGTTATTCAGAAATGCTTGCGAGGATTAAACAGAACTTTGATGGTGACGGTAGAGAGGCTGACAGGCTATGCAACACACCTTTGCTAATCATTGACGATTTAGGACAAGAGAAGTGGACGGAGTGGAATCACGAAATTCTTTTCAGGATAGTCAATTTTCGTTATGAGAGTAAATCCCCGATGGTGGTGACGAGCAATCAGACGATAATGGAGTTAAAAGATAACGTAGGTGAAGCGATTTTCAGCAGACTTTACGAAATGACGGAGAGGGTGAAAATGAATGGACAAGACCACAGGACAGGACGTTTATGAAGCGATTATGGACAGACTTTACAAAGTTATCAATAGGCTAATTCTTGCGTTATGTATATCAGTTGCAGTAGGACTAATAACAAATGCCGTGTGGCTATGGGCATTTACGCAGTACGAATATGTGAGTGACGAAACGAAAATCATAAACAGTGATGGCGTTTCAAATTTCATAGGGAATGATGGAGAAATTGAAAATGGAGATTAAAAAACCACAGACAGACAAAGAGTTGTTGGAGAAGGCGAAACGGATTATAAGGACAACCCAAAAGGATTTAACGATTTTAGAGAGGATAATCCAAGAGTTAGAAAGGAGCAATAATGAATAGCGTAATAATTACAGGGCGATTGACGAAAGACCCTGAATACAAAGAAACAGGCACAGGGCTTGCGGTTTGTCAAATGCAAGTCGCAGTAGATAGACCAGTAAAGGACGGGGAGAATAAAGCCGATTTTCCAAGAGTAGTTGTCTTTGGCAAACAGGCAGAAAATTGTAACAAGTATTTGTCAAAAGGAAAAATGGTGGGCGTTTCAGGAAGATTGCAAACGGGGTCTTATGAGAACAAAGAGGGGAAGAAGGTTTACACCACCGATGTAATTGCAGACAGGGTGGAGTTTCTATCCCCAAGTGAGAAACAGGACGATTTTAAGCAGTTAAATGAGGATGTGCCATTTTAAGGGGGAGTAATGCTAAACAGAGATTATTGCAAGGCAAAGATACAAGTTTTAGGAGTGGAGATTGCCAAAGCGAAACAAACGAAAACCGAGTATGCCAGTGAGTATGCGGAGCATCTAAAAAGTTTAAGGAAGGCGTATGAAGTGGAGTATATGAACGCATTAAAGAGGTCTAAATGGCAATCTTAAAAGCGTGTCCGTTTTGCGGTAGTGATGCCCATATTGGTAAGGCGGTGTATAGCCGAGGCAGTAATAAAAGTGGCACTATCCCTGAAGGAGCAGAACTTGTTGAAAAACATCAGATGGTGTTGGGTGGATATGTTTATTATTGGGAGAAGTACGGTTATTCCGTGTGGTGCATAAATACAGATTGTCTTGCATCACAAAACGATAAGATTTACAAGACAGAAGAAGATGCGATTAAGCATTGGAATGTGAGGGTGTAATGTGTAAGGGTTGTGGTGAATGTTGTTCTAACTTGCTTCCGATAAGCGTAAGAGAATATGCGACTATTAAAGCGTATATCGAAAAGCATGATATTAAAGAGCAGAAGAACGTAGTGGCGGTAGAGGATATAAATTGTCCGTTTATGGATTTATCCAAGAAAAAGGACAGGTGTTTGATATATGAGGTAAGACCGCTTATTTGTAAAGATTATACCTGCGAAGCGTATTACAATCACGAACCCCCAAAAGCGGATTTTAGCCAAGAAGCACGCTACCCTGTAAACATGAGAGGATTATTTTACGGAGGGTAAATCATGTTGCACCAGTTGTCATTTAACGGCAAAGATAAATTGCAGATAGCGATAGACAGGATAAAGACTTTCGAGCCGAAGGAAGGCTACTATTTAGCCTTTAGTGGCGGTAAAGACAGTGTTGTGGTTAAAGCCTTGTGTGATATGGCAGGGGTAAAATACGATGCCCATTACAACCTAACGAGTGTTGACCCACCCGAACTTGTGCAGTTTATAAAGACCTTCCCCGATGTTGTTATCGAAAAGCCGAGATATAGTGACGGTACGCAAATAACGATGTGGAACTTGATACCGAAGAAGAAAATGCCCCCAACAAGACTTGTGCGGTATTGTTGCGAGAGATTAAAAGAAGGTGGTGGCGAGGGCAGATTTAAGATAACAGGGGTACGGCAAGCCGAAAGCACAAAGCGGAAAAATAGGGGGGGGTGTTGAGATAAGCGATACCAAGACAGGACACAGAGAAAGCATAGACCCCGACAATCCCGACCAAGAAATGATACACATCTGTCAGCAGAAAGCACAAAGAATATTAAACCCGATTATTGATTGGACGGACGGAGAAGTGTGGGAGTTTATCAAAGAATACGAAGTGCGGTATTGCGAACTTTATGATAAAGGATATAAGCGGTTAGGGTGTATCGGTTGCCCTATGAGTACAAATCAGAAAACAGAGTTAGAGCGATACCCAAAATACAAGCGGAACTATCTAAAGGCGTTTGAAAGAATGTTAGAGCAGTATGATGAACCGCCCGATTGGAAATCAGCAGAAGAAGTAATGAATTGGTGGATAGGAGATAAGAAGTAATGAGCGAGGATAGATTGATAGAAAAGTTCGGTGCGGTGATAGACGAGTTTTTAGAAGAAAACGAAATCGTAATGCAAATAAAGATGCCCGAAAACAGTATGATTCCTGAAGTGAGAGATAATTCAGGGTTCGGTGCGGTGGTGCAGTTTTACATTGTAACCAAAGCACTAAAAGAAATACTAAAAGAAATGACCGAGAATTTAGGCGAAATAGACAAACGCCCGATGTTAGAGGAAATATGCAAGGTGCTTGTTAATGAGGTTATGGAGGGAGAAGAAATTGCAGATTGAAAATGTGGTGCATTGTAAAGATTGCAGGTATTGGCAAGATGCCGAGTACGGAGTAGTGGAAATGCCGTTTTGCAGATTACACGGACTTGACAGCGAGATAGGAGAAGCAGACGATTTTTGCAGTAGGGGAGAGGTGAAGTAATGGAGTTAATAAGCATAGAAGAATTAAGGAGCAGAATGTATCACGAAGCCTTTGAGGTTGATAGCGATTTGCAGAAATATGATAGTGGGTGTTGGATAAGATATAAACTTTTTGAAAATGTTTTGAAAGGCATACCAAAAATCGAGAGCAGACCAAAAGGCAAGTGGAAACAAATAAGCCCTGCAAAGATTTACGAATGTTCGGTATGTGGCGGTTGTGTTATGACAGACGATATTGAAAGTTATAACTATTGCCATCATTGTGGGATAGATATGAAAGGCGAAGGAGGAGATGGTGAGGAAGGAGAGGTGAAGAATGAGCAAAATGGCAGGAACAACAGTAGATGTTGAAAAGATGGCGAGTGAAACCGCAGGAGTATATCTGTTATACAGAGAGTTCGGTTTAGGAATGATTGAGGAATGGAACTTTGCCTTTTTGGGGATGCGAGGCGAGTTGGGGAAGTGGATAAAAATGAAATACACCGAAGAAGAAATAGCGGAGAGGCTTTGCAGATTAGGGTTGATATGAGAGGTGAAGAACAATGCGACTAATAGATGCCGACAGCCTAAAGGAACAAGTGTGGGATAAATATTGTAATTCCGTACAACTATGGAATAGTCAAGGAAAAGAGGCGGAAATCAAATGGGCGATATGGGGGCAAGTGGAACAGTTAATAGATTTACAGCCGACAATTAAGGAGGAAGAATAATGGTAAGAGGAAAAAGAGAAATAACCAAAGACCTATATGACCGCAGTATGGAGAACAACGGACACCTAAAGACCGAGTGGTATAGCGAGTGTTTCACAACAGCCGAAAGACTTGGATATGGAGTGTATGGTACTTTGGTTTTCGAGGAAGATGGCAAATATTATGTGCAGTTTTCGATGGGGGAGAGTTGTGATTGATGGATAACCTTTACGGAGAAGAACAATTCAAAAAACTAATAACCGAATCGCTAAAGAACGGCTTGACAGGAGAAGAATTTTTAGAACGGATAGAAGCGGATGCCGACAAATGGTTGAATGGGCTTTCAGAGGATTTGGTTATGAAATATCTAAAGGAGATAGAGAGGGAGAAGTGAAATTCAGAATATACCGAACAACAGACTATATGGCTTCAGAACCTACAAAACCTTGCGAAAATGCGATATGTGTAAGTGACGGAGCAATAGAGGGAACGGTAGGGGCTATGTTTCAAAAGGTGAAACCCTACCATTGGGAAATCGAAATAAACACTTTAGAAGAACTTATCGCATTGGGTGATGAAACAGGACACGAAATTATTGTGTGGGATGGGGGAATAGAGATATACGATGGTTGGAGAGAATAAAGGAGGAATAATTATGAGTGAAGAACTAACAAGAGAAGAACTACTTGAACGGCTAAAGGAGTACGAAAAGGAAATCCAAAATCAGCAGAGCCAAGTGCAACAGTTAAAGCAGGAAAACCAAGCCTTGTGTGAAACAATCATACGGCTATCAATGAGGCTAACAGGGGTACTTAATGGCTAACCAAGACTTTTTAGATGCGTTAGCGGTGGTATCGTTCATCGTAGGAATAGCGAACTACAACGAGAACCTATCACAGAGCGACAAGGACGATATGATGCAGGCGTTAGACGAAAAGACAACCGCACTTCTAAAGACGATAGAACGGGATTTAGACGAACAGAATGAAATGCTAAAAGAGATATTGGAGAGATTAAAGTGAAAAGACCACTATCACCATGCAAAGGATGTGACAAGCGAGAAGGGGGATGCCACGCCACCTGTAACGAGTACGCACAATTTGTGGCAGACAACGAACTATACAAAAACACGGTGAGGTTGTCTAAACACGAAAACAGAAAGGTTGTGTATCGTGCAGGAGGAAAAACGTGGATAAGGTGATTGTAAACCATGAAACGCCTGAATACCAAGCGAAAAGGGCGGTTCTGAGAGAAAGTATGCATAACGGAGCATATTATTATTCCATCGAGATAAACAAATTTTTTATCCCGAATATCAGGACAACAAGGAATTGGATAACAGTAAACTGTAAGGGGATAGGTATAGACCATGCGATAGTGTTCGTCCATAACAACCTACATCCCGAATGGTATGAATGGCTTTCAGATTATGAGGATTTAATTCTTGTGTGTGGCGTTCCGTCAACTTGCGACAAGGTTGCCCATTTAGGCAAGACGATATATTTACCGCTTTCGGTGGATGTAAAGGAGGTGGAGCAATACAGGACGGAGAAAACAAAAGGAACGGCTTTTGTGGGGCGTAAAGAAAAGCGGTATGGGTGCGATATTCCCCACACTATAAACTATTTAGAGGGTTTAGAACGTGACAAGTTGCTTCAGATGGTTGCACAGTATAGGCGAATATACGCAGTAGGTAGAACGGCAATAGAGGGCAAAATCTTAGGATGCGAGATTCTCCCTTATGATGAGAGGTTTCCCGACCCAAGCGTGTGGCAGATATTTGACAGTAGGGATGCCTGCAAGTTGCTTCAGAAGAAATTAGACGAGATAGATAAACGATAAACGTATTATTGCAAACTTAAAAATTATGTGGTACAGTTAGGCAAAAGGAGGATTTTCAGATGGAGTTAAAAACAAGTAACGGCATGGTTCCGTTTGTTCTAATCGTAGACGGGGCAAGAGTTGAGAACAAAATGACAGAGAGGGAAGCGAAAGGCCTTATCTTGTCAGGAAAACTAAAAAAGCAAGGCAACAAGGTTTATGTTGATGATAAGTTTGTCTTTGATTTAGAAGGCGAAGAAGCGGAAGAAACGAAAGAAGCGAAGGCAGAAACAACGACAGAAGCAAAGGCAGAAACGAAGAAAAAGACAGAGAAAAAAGCAGAGGCAAAGGCGGAGGATATTCCCCTGAAGGAAGCCGTTAAAAAGAGTTCCAAGAAGCCGAGGAAGAAAAAAATAATGGATTGCCAAGAAACAAGGTGTATCCAAGAGCCGTGTGCATCCCTGAAGAACGGCTTTTGTAAGGCGTTGAAGAGAACCACTTTCCCCTGTAAGTTCTATAAACCTAAATCTCAATGGGATAGGGAGTTAGAAGCCATGAACAAAAGGTGTTCAAGGACAGGGATAGGGTGGAATAATGAACCGTGGAGTAGCGATGTATAAGTGTGATAGATGCGGAAACGAGTTTAACGATGCATATAGCATCACCAAGTATTTCAACGGTGGTACTTCCGTGGAAACGGTATGCGAGGATTGCATCAGAAAGATAGGTAAAGAAAATGGCACTTCAGATAACGATAGTAATTTGCGTGACAGTAATAGCGTTAGCGTTGATAGGTAAGTTTGGTAAATAAGATGGCAAAGAGAAGCGTAAGCAGACCCCACCACCCTAATTGGGCGGTAGAGGGGAGTAATGCAAAAGCGATATATATATCCCAAGAAATAGGTTCGTGGGAAAAACCCGACTTGCAAGACCCTAAATCCGTTTCAGATAGGCTTTACAAGTATTTTATGTTTATGGCAGAAAATGATTCCAAGCCTTTAGTTTCAGGATTAGCACAGGCGTTGGGTATAGACCGCCACCAACTACGGGAAATTGCGTGTAACGTTCAGGGAACAACAGGCATCAGGAAGGTAAACAACGCCACGCAAGAGATTATTGCAGATGCATACCAAAGCCTTGAAACGGCATTTGAGTACAACTTCATAAACGGGAAGATAAATCCAGTGACGGGGATATGGATTAGCAAAAACCACTTTGGCTACAGGGATAAGCAGGAGGTAGAGATAGTCCATAAAGACCCACTTGGAAGCCCGATAGATAGGGAAGCGTTAGAACAAAGATATTTAGATTCCATCGTTACGGATAAATAACCCCTTTTATCATATTCCCTTGTGAAACACGCCACAGTACCCCTAACAACAGATTGTGGCGTGTTTTATTGTCTTGTAGGGCAAGAGGTTGCTCCAGATTATCAATGCCTTAAATCAGCGATTTTTCGGTTTAGTCGTTTATCGCTTTAACGCAATAAAGCGTTGGTTTGCCGATTTAATACGGCAAAGAAAAAGCCCCCGAAGGGGCTAAAAAGGAAGGTCTAATTTATAAGTCTTTTATCGTCAACTCTAAATGCGTTGACAATTTGTTGTATTCATACCCATCAATTTTCCTGTGTTTATAAGCATCAAATATCATTATTCCAGTTCGCTATAATCTTTTATAAGATAACCTTTTCTTATTTGTTTCATTTTTTTACCTTCCTTTACAGTTCAGATAGTGCCATGTGCAGGAACATTCCCTTTAATTCTTCTTCAGATGTATCAGGTCTATCTGTTGTTACTGTTAGCACCTGATTCATTGTTCCGATGCCACCACTACTTATTTCAAACTTCATAAATGATTTACCTTGTAATTTTTCTTTAATTCTTGCTACTTCATTGTCAGAGAAATAGCCAAGTTCAGATAATGTTATTGCAGTCATATTATTCTCCCTTCTGTTTCATCCAGTGTGTTAGCACCTGATTCTGTAGGGTGTCAGGAACAAGCGGTATAGTTATTTCCTGAAGGTCTACCAGTGATGGGGTGTCATAGTACGCCTTGCCGACTTTAGGGAACCGTTCGCATCCTGAAACACCTATCAGATTCCTACTATCTTGGGCTTTTTTTGTCCTCAACGCTAGCGTGGTTGTAAAGTTGTTTTGTATTAGTCCTTCGACTACATCCTGCGTGGGTCTTTGAGTACAGGCTACAATGTGGATTCTACTTGCACGTCCTTTGAAGGCTATTGCAGATAGACTGTCCATCGCCTCTTTGCTTGCTTTTCCGTGTCTACCACCTACAGATGCATATTCATCAATTATGATATAAATATGCGAACCGTCATATTCAAGGATGCCTTTTTCTTCCATTTCCTCAAAGCGTGCTTCCATTATGCGTTCAGCATGGATTATAGCCTTGTTTATGTCCTCAATGGTATGTGAGTGTGACAGGGTGTGTGGCAGATTCTTATAGCGTGCAAGTTCTATTCTTTTGGGGTCTATCAATATCAAGTGCACTTCAGAAGGGTCTTGCTTCAGAAGGTGCATGATAAAGCCGTTTAGTGCTACAGATTTACCACTTCCAGTAGTGCCACCGATAAGTATATGCTCCCCCTTTGCCATATCCTCAAAGTACCACGGGGTGTTGTAGTTAGGTTTATTCCAGTTCATTTTTTACCTCCGCTTCGCTTGCGGTCGGTCGCTCGCCCTATCCGTTGCAACCGACCGCTTCATCACGCTAAACCGTTAAATTATCTCCTATTATGCCGTCTTATTCGCACAAATCCCTATATTATTATCTAACCAACGATTGACAATCTTCACCTCCTCATCGTCAAGCAATACCTCAAAGTGATAACCACGCCCAACGCCCAACACCTCACAATATACGCCCATATCGTCTAAATATTCCTTTAATGCTTCCGCTACATCTAAAAACCATGTTTCAAAACTTCTGTATCTTTTCATAATTCAAGCCTCCTATACTTCAAGGGTTAGTTCCTTGTTTCCATCTAATGTGATATATATAACTTCCTTATCGTCATAATCCGCAGGTATATCTTCAGAAGATATATATAGTTCAGATTCTTCATTTTCGTTTATCCATATTGTGATATACGGGTCTATTGTATTTTTAATATCTTTAATCTTCATCGGATTCACCTCTTTGTTATTATGTATTCATCCTCAATTACCCTACAGGGGAAAACAACCGCACCGACACCATCCACAAAGTCCTTTGATACAACAGGGTGTGTGGATGCACTTTCAGATGCTACAAGCCATCCATCGACCCATAAAAACGGCTCAACCATCTTCAGATAATCTTCATTTACATATATAAATTCAGATTCAGATGCAAATATTCTATATTCCCGTTTCCCATCACATTCACGGATAAAGTGTGTGTCTTTAGCATCCACCAGGTTCATTTTTTCCAAGTTCTTATCCATAGCCCCTTCAAGGTCAAATTGAGATAGTCCACCATCAATAGTTCTTGTTTCTCCGATGCCAACGTCGGGCAATTCGACTATTTTCTGTAGTCCTTCATAGGTTATACTTGCAATCTTCAGAACAACACAACCACTACCGCAAAGATAATGCGTGTATTTGTTAGGGCGTTGTATCAATATGTTGTTTAGTTTCATAAACTTTTTTATCGCTTGTTTAATGTTCATAATTACACCTTCCTTCTTATCTAAAATTTATAAACATTCGTTGTTATCATCCATCGCTTGGTATAGCCCCATCGCTTGATTAATTATCCTATCCGCATCCTTGCCAACAAAATCGTGGCTCATTACATAATCGTTAGCGTGGCACTCCATTACATTAAGGGGTAATGGGTTCAGATGGTTCGATTCAATCATTAGCAGGTAGTCCAGAGTGTCATCAATTAAGCACTCTTTAGCAATATCTACATAATCGTGGTATAGATGCCGTGTTACCTTGTCCATCCTATCAAGGCGTTCATACAGGGCTTGCGTGTCTGTTACACAAAACGCCTTCAGATTGCCCTGCCAGTCGTTTACGCTTGCAATTCCGTCCGATTCTTCATAACGATAATCGTTACTTTTGTTTTCCTCATAGTAGTTTTTTAATTCTTTCGTGCTATACATCTGTTTCATTGTTTTCGCTCCCTTCTATTTGCCCCTGCGGTTAATTGCCGTGTAATATTGCCGTTCAGGTCTTATATTTACACCGACACGGCTTCGTGCCGTGTTTCGTCTTAATCTTCCAAGACTCTTCAGGGTGTTTATTTTTCGATTTTTTGGGGCTAACAAAGTTCGCTGTCATAGGTTACGGGGATTTTTATGCCGTTGGGATAGGTGAAAAACCCGTCTTTGATTGCCTTCCGAACCTCTTTTGAATTGTGAAGGGGGATTTGATATTCTTGGAAGAAATTGTAAAGATGCCGCATTGTTGTGTTGCTATAGTCCCAATTTTTGCCAAGTTCCAACCCGTGACCGCTAAAAATGGCAACGGTTGAGTCATAACTTTGGAAAGTTGCATAGTACTCACCGCCTTTAATAATGAATTGATTGGGCACTGCGTTCCCGTTCTTGTTGATTATGTTTCTAACCTTCATTTTTTTCTTCCTTTCATTCATAACGCCAATTAGCGTTATTTCGATTTATTTTTTTCGCCCCTGTGTTTCATCCCTTGGGGCAATTATAATATATCACACCTGTCAATCATTGTCAAGCACTTTTTAGCGTTGTTATACAAGGGGCAAACGCCCAAACCGTTGAAATTCCAACGATTTTCATTTGTAAAATTTACAAAAAACTTTGTCATTTTGAAAAAACTATTTTTATTGTTTTTTCTTGACAAGATAGGGGAGAACCACGGCAAGAAGAATTGTGTACGATTTTATTACGCTAAAGTTGTAAAGCGGTGAAATCGTATACAATTTTGATGCGCTTTAATGGTTTACAACTTTATCACGGTAAACCGCTAATGCGTTACAGTTTCAACGGTTTACCGCTTTAGCATACTAAACCGCATCAAGGTGCAACCGCCCACATGGTAAAATCTTCCAGCACTGAAAAACAAAGCCCTTTCCCTGACCATTATATTACTTTAATGTGCTATTACACTATCGCATTATCGCTTTAATATCCTGAAGCGAATAAAATATATGACAATCACAACAAAAAACCTATGGCATCCATCCACACCACCCCCAACAAAAAACCTTTGTATGTGTTGAAATATCAACAATAATAGCAACAAGAACAAAGACAATGAAGGCATAAGAAGAGGGTAAAAAGGGTATAGAGTAGGGGGGAAATGAGAGAGTAATAGGAGCAAAGGACTTCCCAAACCACATTCCTTGCCTAAAAGGCTCCCCTTGTTGAAAATACAGTATTTAGGCGGTGCGGAGCATGAGGGAATGGGTGAAGATGGGCGGAAGGGGTAAGGGATGGGGGTTTTCTCGGCAGAAATGGATAAAAGGGGGTGATTTAGGGGCGATTTATACACCCTTTATGCAGAAAGGCAGAAAATACACGGGGCTGATACAAAGAATCACGAATAAATACGTATACTTGATGTATAAAATATTTTTGAGAGAACAAAAAGGCGAGTTGGTGGGGTTGGTGGGGTTGGTTGGCATAGTTATTATGTTCTGCTGGTGGGGTCGTTTTGGTTTGTGTGTTATGATTGGATGGTTTGTTGTTGATGAGATTGTTCTGATGCGTTTGCCTTGATAGGCAGTCTGAAAAATTTTTGAGAGGATAAAAAGGCACACCAAAACGCTAAAAGGTGTTGACACACAGGAAAAAGCGTGGTAGAATAGGGCAGGAGGCGAAATATGAACGAGAAAGAGATATTAAGGAGAGGAATGAAGGTAAGGGGCTTAACGCAGTTAGACCTTGCGAAGAAGTTTGGGTACAAAACGCAAAGTTCGGTAAGTAACGTACTGAATAAGCACAAGTCGATGAGGGTTGATGTACTTGCGAGGATGCTTGACATACTTGGTTACGATATATGGGTAATTGACAAAGAAACAGGAGAGCATTTAGGCAGGATAACCACGCAAATGAAGGCACCGAAGAAGTACAAAGCGACCACTCCGATAAAGGAGATAGACATTGACAGTTTGCCTGAAGTACCCATGTTTGAATACGGGAAGAAGTAATGGGAAAAAACACAAACCTTGTGAGGCATCTCTTTACGCAGATTAAGAGGGAGCCAGTCAATTATCTATACTACCAAGACCTGTTTGAGTATTTAAGGTCTATAGAGAGTGGGGAATTTGAGTATGCCCACGAAAAGAACGTGCTTCTGCGAGAAAAGATAGTTGAGGCGATGGATTTAAGGTACAATCTCAAGGAATTTTTTGAGATTTACAAAAAGACCCTTCTCTTTGAGGCGAGAAACGACCTTGATTCGTATTTACAGTACATTGAGATAGATAGAAACCCCGAAGATAGGTTCTACCTTCCGAGGAGGAAGGCGTTAAAACAGGTAGTAGATGCCCTGCAAGACCTTGCGGATGATAAATTAGACGAACTTTTTATATCCGAGCCACCGAGGGTGGGTAAGACCACACTTTTATTATTCTTTGTAACGTGGCTAATGGGTCGAAATAGCGAGGGTTCTATCCTCTACAGTGCATATTCCGATGTAATCACAAAAGCCTTTTATAACGGAAATTTGGAGATTCTAAACGACCCTGACACCTATTTGTGGGGTGATGTTTTCCCTGATTCCAAGATAGTCCAAACCAACGCACAGGACGAAACGATAAACCTTGACCGAAAAAAGAGATACCCAAGTCTAACTTGCCGTTCGCTATACGGCACACTAAACGGGGCGTGCGATTGTGATTATTTCTTGATAAGTGATGATTTAATAGGCGGTATTGAGGAAGCCCTAAATCCCGACAGACTTCTAACCTCATGGGGGAAGGTGGATAACAACCTTTTAACGAGAGCGAAGGAGAAGGCGAAGATACTTTGGGTTGGTACACGGTGGAGCGTGGTAGACCCTGCTGGCATCAGGATGGATTTATTAGAAAATGACGAAAGGTTTTCAGGGAGAAGGTACAAGATAATAAACGTGCCTGCTTTGAACGAAAATGATGAATCCAACTTTGACTATGACTACGGGGTGGGTTATTCAACGAAAATGTACCACGAAAGGCGTGCGAGTTTCGAGAGAAGGGGCGATATTGCATCATGGCAAGCCCAGTATATGGGAGAGCCGATAGAAAGAGAGGGAACGGTCTTTAATCCTAACGAGGTTAGGTACTTTATTGACCTTCCGTTAGAAGAACCTGATATAGTTGTGATGGCGGTTGACCCGTCATTCGGTGGGAGTGACTACACCGCTTCACCTGTTTGTGCGGTATATGGAGAAGATATTTACGTTTTAGACGTGGTTTATACCAACGAGGATAAAACGGTCAGCCAAAAGGAAATCGTTGATAAAATCGAAAGATATGGCGTTAGGGCGGTACAAATAGAGGCGAACAAAAGCACCGAAATGTATAAAGATGGGATTAAGGCGTTGCTTGACGATAAAGGTATTCGTGTAAACCTAACCACAAAACCTGCCCCACCAACGAAGTCGAAAGAAGCACGGATATTAGGTTCAGCCCCCGAAATCAGGGAGTTTGTCTTATTCAAGGAAAAGCGTGACAGGGTATATAGCCAGTTTATGAACAACGTCTTTGGATTCAAACTTATCGGAAAAAACAAGCACGATGATGCCCCTGATAGTTTGGCTATGGCAATTGATATGATACGGGGCAAAAAGAACCAAGCGGAGGTTTTTAGACGATTTTTTTAGTTGACAATAAAACGATTATAGACTATAACATAACTATAACGGAGTTGTGTTATGGAAAATCTATTTGGAAGAACAGTTATATACACCGATTATGATGTTATCACAAAGGATAACCTACTTGATATTATCCAAAAGGCGAGTGCGACCCACGAAAAGAACAGTAGAGAGATAGACTACCTCTTTGATTATTATAAAGGCAATCAGCCGATTCTTGACAGAACCAAAGAATACAATTCAGGCATCAACAACAAGATAGTCGAAAACAGGGCAAATGAGATAGTAACCTTTAAGGTTGGGTATCTTATGAGTTCCCCCATCCAGTACATCAACCAAACGGATGATGAGTATTCCGAGATAGTACAAACGCTCAATGATTACATGAGATATGAGGACAAGGAAGCCAAAGACAAGGCACTTGTTACTTGGAATACTATTTGTGGTACGGCTTATAGGCTAATCCTTCCTGATGAGAACATCGAAAACTTGATGCCCGATGAAGCCCCATTCGAGATATACACGTTAGACCCACGAAATACATTCGTTATCTATAATTCAGGATTAGGCGAAAGAAGGTTGGCAGGAGTAACCATCCTAAACACGATTGACGAAAAGGGTGACAAGAAGAAGAAATATGTTGGCTATACTGAAACGGATATGTTTGAGATAGTCGATAACGAGATAACAGTGTTCACCCCACACGCTTTAGGTGGTGTTCCGATTATAGAATACCCAAGCAACGAAGCGAGGTTGGGGGCGTTTGAGATAGTCCTGCCGTTACTTGATTCGCTTAATACCCTGCAAAGCAACCGAGTTGACGGGATAGAACAACTTATCCAGTCCATCTTGGTACTTAAAGGAACAGACCTTACCGCAGAACAGTTTGAAGAAGCAAAGGCGATGGGTGGGCTAAAGATACCTGCCGATGGCGATGCCTTCTTTATAAGCACAGTCCTAAATCAAACGGAAACGCAGACATTAGTCAATTATGTATATGATTCCATTTTGACTATTTGCGGTATGCCGAACAGGAACGGGGGTTCGAGTACATCAGACACAGGGCAAGCAACCTTCTACCGTGACGGATGGCAGGATGCGGAGGGCAGAGCCAGTGACAGCGAAGGCACGTTCAAGAGTTCCGAGAGAGAGTTCTTGAAATTCGCTTTACGGACAACCAACAGTGCCAACACCGATGCCCCCGATTTAAGAATATCCCACATAGAGATTAGGTTCACAAGACGGAACTATGAGAATATACAAATGAAGTCGCAAGTCCTAATCAGCATGCTTAATAACGAGAAGATACATCCGAAGTTGGCGTTTGAGCATAGCGGGATGTTCGTTGACCCCGAACTTGCGTATGCTATGAGCGAGAATTATATAGACACCAACATAGATAGAGAGCAGAAGGAGATAAACAACTTCCTTGAAACCGATATAGCGGAGGGCAAGGCTAATGTTGAGGAAGAAGTATGACCTCTATGAGTATGCCGACCTTATCTTTGCCAATTTGGTGAGAAGATATATCAGCCTGTTTAACACGTTAAAGAACCTTGACGGGTATACGGAGAAGGAAGTTGTTAAGGCGGTAGCCGAAGCCTATGAGAAGATAGACGAGATTACAAGGCGGTATCTGCTTATCCTCTTAAAGAAGGTGTTTAGAGAAGTGATAGATATGTTAGATGCCGAGGATGTTGCAGACACGGTATACGAACTATGGCTAATGAAAGTCTTGGACGGGTATGACCCTGTTACCAAGTATGTATACACACACGAAGTAGACCGAAAGAGGGCAAGGACAGTTGAAAGCCTGATAGCAAGTAGCAATAAGCCTTCCGAGGTGGAAACGGCTAAAAAACAATGGACAAAGCAAGCGAAACAGTACACCGATAACATTGTAAAAACTGCAGTAGACCACGCCTTTGAACAGGCAGGGGTAGAAGAAGTCGTGTGGAGAACGGAAGAAGATTTAAGAGTGTGCCCTGAATGTGAGGAACGGGATGGCGTGATATATCCGTTTAAGGAGTATCCCGAAAAGCCCCACTATGGGTGTAGGTGTTGGGTAGAACCGATATGAGTGAAGAAAAAAGACTTTTCCCCGAAGAAACGGAGAAGGAAATCAGAAGAATACTAAAACGAAGAAGGATAGTGGAGTTACGCAACGAGAATGGAAATGTAGTTGCAATCGAAATATCACGGAAAGTTTTGGATAAAACACCTCTTTAATATCTCCAAACACCCATGCAATAAGGCGTGGGTAGACAACCAATAAGGGTTACACAATAGTGTAGCCCTTTTATTTTTGGTAATCCATGTAGGTTTACATAAAACGATAGAGAAATCGTAAATCACACTTGGCAGAGAAGCCTAATCACATCAATTTAACGGAGAGAACCGACCAAACACAAGGAGGAAAAAATGAATATTGATGTTACCAAGATTGAGGGTTACGAAAACATGACCCCTGAAGAAAAGGTTGAAGCACTTGAAAAGTTTGAGTACGAAATTCCCGAACCCGACTATTCAGGCTACATATCCAAGAAGCGATTTGACGAAGTTGCTTCCGAAGTAGCCGAGTGGAAACGCAAACACAACGCACTTCTATCCGAGGAAGAACAAAAGAAGATAGCCCATGACGAAGAACTTGCGGAGTTAAGAAAAGAGGTAGAGGAAAACAGGAAAGAACGCACCCTTGCAGAACACAAGGCACAGTACATATCCGTTGGTTATGACGAGGAACTTGCAGAGGACACCGCAAGGGCAACCATCGAGGGTGATATTGGTAGAGTTTTTTCTAATCACAAGAAGTTCCTTGATGCCCATGACAAGGCATTGGAAACAAGGCTACTTGCTAAAACACCAAGACCTGATTCCACGGGTGTCAAGAATACGGAAGCCCCAAAGACGAAGGATGAAATCATGGGGATTCGTGACACCGAGGAAAGGCAGAAGGCGATAGCCGAAAATATTGAACTATTTGAGAATTAAAAGGAGAGAAAGAAATGGCTTCAAAAGAAAATCTTACAAAGGTGGCGAACATTGATGCTTCCGTGAGGGAGATTGATTTTGTTACACGTTTCGGTAGGAATTGGGATTCCCTTCGTGAGATTATGGGAATAACCCGTCCTATCAGAAAAACACTTGGAACGCAGTTGGTATCCTATACCGCATCCGTAGACCTTGCGGATGGAACGGTTGGTGAAGGCGAGGAGATTCCGTATAGCCTTGCAGAGGTAGAACCCGTTACTTATTCCGACATCACGTTGGAGAAGTTTGCAAAGGCGGTTTCCATCGAGGCAGTTAATAAGTATGGGGCTTCCGTCGCAGTACAGAAAACTGACGATGCGTTCCTGAACGAACTACAGGGCAACGTACTTGACAGATTCTATGCGTTCATTCAGACGGGTACACTTACTTCTACCGAGAGTAACTTCCAGATGGCGGTTGCTATGGCTATAGGTAAGGTAAAAGACAAGTTCAAAACCCTGCGTAGGGATATAACCAAGATAGTGGTATTCGTAAACACCCTTGATGCTTATAGGTATCTTGGTGCTTCCGAACTTACCGTACAAACCGCTTTCGGTATCGACTATGTTGAGAACTTTATGGGAGCAGACAAACTTATAATCACATCCGAAATACCGAGTGGCAAGGTTATCGCAACCCCGTCCGAGAACATTGACCTTTACTATGTAGACCCATCCGATGGTGATTTCTCGCAGTTGGGCCTTACCTACACAGTACAGGGCGAAACCAACCTTATCGGTTTCCACGTTAATGGAAACTACAACACAGCCGTTGGAGAGGTATTTGCTCTTATGGGTCTTACCCTTTGGGCGGAATACCTTGACGGTATCGCAGTTATCACAGTTGGCGGAAGCGGTGGCGGAAGTCAGTAATTAGGTGAAAGAAATGGAACTTGCCAACAAGTTAGAGATAGTAAAAGCCATGACCGAGGAAAATGACGATTCAGTTATCGAAATTTACCTCAATGTAGCAGAAAGAAAGATTATCGAGAAGGCATTTCCCTTTGACCCCGAAGCGGAAATGCCGACCCGATATGAGTTCTTACAATGCGAGATTTGTGCTTATCTCTTAAACAAGAGGGGGGCAGAAGGGCAAACCGAACACAACGAGAACGGGATAGACCGCACTTACGAAAGTGCGAGCGTTCCCGATTCGATGTTAAAAGCCGTAGTGCCGTATTCAAAGGCATTGGGAGTGGACTAAATGAAATGCTTGTGGAGGAACAAAAGAACTCTTTACTACGCAACGTGGGTAGGGATGGAAGAAACGGTTGACGAGGACGGGAATATTCTTGAAACAAACGTGCCTTCTTATGCCGACCCCGAAGAATGGAGTGCAAACATTTCCATCGAAGAAGGCGAGAGGTTTGTTCAGAGCATATCTCCCGAAAAGTACGGCTTATCCGTAGAATATGACAAGGTTATAGTTACGGATGATATGAGTTGCCCCATTAGTGACACCACAGTTTTGTGGATAGACAAGACACCCGAAGAAGGGAGTTACGACTACCGAGTTACAAGAATCTCTAAATCGCTTAATAGTATAACCATAGCGGTTAAGAGGGTGGAAACGAAATGAGCCTTATAAAGCAATTAGAAAAATATAGGGATAACATTACAAAGAACACCGAAGAACTTGCTAAAGACCTTGTTATGGGTGGCGGTGAGGTAATGCAGACTTATCTAAACGAGGCATTATATTCAGGAGATTTGAGTTCCGAGGTTGTAACAACCGTTTCGAAAGGCAAAGGTGCAATATCGTTAGAAGGTACAGATGCAGGAATGATAGAGTTCGGAGCAGGTACTTACTACCCCGATAATCACCCACTTGCGAGCAAGATGGGAGCAGTAAGGGGCGAGTGGGGAAAAGGACGAGGCAAAACCCCACCGTGGACATTTACCGCTTCATCGTCAGGTGGTACAGGCGAGTATTGGGGAACGGCAAGGTTCGGAGTAATCTTTGAAACGATGGGCACACCTGCAAACAGGGTTGTCTATAACACAGGCAAAGAGTTAGAACGTGTCTACGTTGACAGGGCAAAAGAGGTATTTGGAAATGATTAGTTACGAAAATGAAATCTTTACAAAGTTGGCAACGATTTTGCGAACGGAGTTTGAAGATATTTTCGTGGCAAGCACAATAAATCTCAATCCACCCAAATTCCCTTGCGTGTTTATAGAGGAGGCAGACAATTATCCTCTATATTCATCAGCCGATACGGGGTCTATTGAGAATCATGTTGTCTTAATGTATGAGGTAAACGTGTTCTCTAATAAAACGAGTGGGAAGAAACGGGAAGCGAAAGAGATTTTTAATGTGATAGATGGAGCGTTTGAGGACATGGGGTTTAGGCGTATAACCTTGCAACCCATGACAATAGACGATTCCACCAAGTACAGACTTGTTGGCAGATATACCGCAGTAGCAGATGGAAACAAAGTAATATATAGGAGGTAAAACCGATGGCAGACAGAGTAGGTCTTTCCAGTTACCAGTCCTACCTTATGAAAGGTACGGGTTCTTCAAGTCCTTATACATGGACAAAGATTATAGACATAAAACAAGCCCCTGCGATTGGTGGTGAACCCGAAAGGATTGATATAACCACGTTATCGCACAGTTCGAGAGTTTATGTTTTGGGCATCCAAGATACCGAGAGCATGAGCGTTACGGCAAACTACACCCCCGAAAACTATCAGGCGATTAAAGACCTGAAAGGGCAAACGCTACACTTGGCGTTTTGGTTCGGTGCGACCACATCAGGAAGTACCGACACCCCCGATGGTAGATACGGCAAGTTTACCTTTGACGGTGAGATAGATTGCTACAAGAACGAAGTGGGCGTAAATGAAGCACAGGATATGACAATAGTAATCGTTCCCTCTACCGAACCTGAATTTACAGTAGGGAGTAGCGGTAGCGGAAGCGAGTAAGTGACGAGGGGGCTTCCCCTCAACACCTAACAGGAGGATAAAGAAATGGCGAAACAACTTAAATTGACGTATGACGGGCAAGATTACACGTTGGAGTTTACGAGAAAGTCCATTGAAAAGATGGAACAGGCAGGGTTCATCATTGGCGATGCCACAACAAAGCCTATGACAGTTTTGCCCACACTATTTGCAGGTTCGTTTATGGCGAACCACAGATGGGTTAAACAAGAAACCATAGATAAGATTTATGAGGGAATCCCGAACAAAGAGGATTTTATGACTAAACTTATCGAAATGTATGCAGAACCTATAGAAGCCCTATTTGATGAGCCAAAAGGGGAAGCCGAAAAAAACGCACAATGGGAGGCGAACTTCTAACCTCCCCGAAAGGGGGAGAGGAATCTCCCCCTTCTAAATATTCAGAAGTATTTTATGAGCATGAACCGTTTTATCTGTTTGTCGGAATGACCGAGGGGCAGTATTGGAATGGCGATGCTACTCTTACAAAGAAATACCGCAAGGTATATGAATACAAGAAAGCCGAGAGGAATCAAGAGTTGTGGATGCAAGGGCTATATATCTATGAGGCACTATTGGATGTAAGCCCGATGTTCCGTGACTTTGTTAAAAAACCACACCCCTTGCCATACCCTGACAGACCATACGCAACCACTAAAGAGGAAGAAGAAGAACGAGCAAAGTCGAAAGAACAAGCGGAAATGGAAAGCCTGATGGAGCAAGTCAGGGCGTGGAAGAAACGCATATCCGAGAAAAGGGAAAAATAGATGGCAGACCTTGATAAATTAAGTATAGTTGTTGAAGTAAGCGGTGGCAAAGAAGCCGAAGGACAACTTGACAACTTAATCAAGAAGTTAGAGAGAATCGAAAGCCTTACCAAGCGAACAGGTGTGGGTAGGTCTTTTGATGATTTGTCTAAAAAAGTCAAGGAAGCCGAAACCTATCTATCTCAAATCGAGGGGCAAATAGAACGTGCCAAGAGCGAACTAAACAGATTTTCAACCAAAGGGCTTGACAACCTAAAGGCATCCACCGAACAGACGAGCGATGCTTTAAGGAGTGCCACAAAGCAAGCCGAGGAATTTTCCAGTGCGATACAAAGCACACAGGTTGGTGCGGTTAAAGGCACAGAAAAATTGCCTGCGATGGAAGAACAACACGCAGTACAGGAAACAAGGAAGTGGGCATCTACACTTGGCGAGGTTAAGGAAGGCTTTTCAGCCGTATTTGGTACGGTTGGGAAGGTTGTAGGTGCAATACGTTCTGTTGTTGGCGTGGTGCGTGAAATAGGTTCTATCATTTCAAAGATGGCATCAGCCGTTAAAAATGTATCCGCAGGCATACTTAAAGTTGCGACCATGCCGTTTGCCCCAGTAGTTAAGGGCATGGAAGCGGTCTACAATTCAGTGACTAAAGTCTTGCATCAAATCATGCGTATGGTTAAGATGCGACTTTATAGATTGATTGCGAAGCACATCATAAGCGGATTTACGGAGGGCTTATCTAATGCGTACCAGTGGGCGAAAGCGACAGGAAACGCCTTTGCAAATAGCATGGACACCCTTGCAACGAGTTCGCTTTACCTTAAAAACTCTTTAGGGGCGATGGCTTCACCCCTAATCAATATCCTATCCCCTGCAATAGACTTTATCATTGACAAGTTTGTTGCACTTCTTAATACAGTCAACCAAGTAATTGCAAGGCTAACAGGAAAATCCACTTGGATAAAGGCACTAAAAGTGCCACAGTCTTATGCGAGTGGGCTTGACGATGCCACAAGTTCAGCCAAAGCGTTAGAAAAGGAACTTATCACGATACTTGGCATTGACGAAATAAACCCGATGGAAAGAGCCAACGACACAGGCACAGGCGGTGGCGGTGGAAGTGGCACAGGCAGTAGTGGTTCGTCAATGTTCACCGAGGAAGAAATATCGGACAACGCAAACGAGTGGGCGAGGAAGTTAAAAGAAGCATGGGAGAAAGCCGACTTTACCGAGATAGGTGGCATTATCGCAGACAAAATAAACGAAGCCCTAACGAGTATTCCGTGGGATAAGGTTAAGGGTTACGCAGAAAAGGTGGGCAAGAGCCTTGCGACACTTCTTAATGGCGTGTTCCTTAAAAAAGACAAATACGGAAACGACCTGTTATACAACGTAGGAACTACGATAAGCGAAAGCCTGAATACCGCATTTACAGGCGTATTGGCGTTTGCCGAAAACTTTAAGTGGGGCGAGATAGGAAAATCTATAGCAGGTGGAATAAATCAGGCGATGGCTACTCTTGATTGGACTACGATTAAGGACACCGCAAAATCCGTTATGGGCGGTCTTGGTTCGCTTTTGATGAACGCCATCCACAACCTTAAATGGACGGGTGAGGGTGGAATAGGTTGGACAATAGCACAAGGTCTAAATACGGCTATCACGGGTTTGCTTTCATTCGTCAGAGAAATAGACTTTGAAGAAACCGCAAGGAGTATAGGCGGTGCAATAACCGACCTATTTGCGTTTGTTGATTGGGATGGCATGGAAGAATTGATTGAGAGGGGCATCAAGGGGGCGTTATCCTTTATTGACACACTTAAAGAAAGCGTTACATGGGAAGAAACAGGAAAGAAGATTAAGGATGCCATAATTAAGGGCTTTAAGAGTGCTATGGGAATATCCGAGAAGGAATCCCTTACAAGTTGGTTCCTCAAACAACTCTTTGGTGCGACTTTTGGGAACACTCTTTTGGGCAAGTTAGTTGGCATCACGGGTTCAACCGCAGATAGCCAGTCAGGAGCAAGCGAGTACGAACTTTGGACAGGCGAGAAGTTACAAGAGGCAGGATTAGGCAAGATTGGTGTTAATGCCATTCTTAATGGCATTGAACTTGGAGCAGGGATTAAGACCAAGAACAGAAACATCTTGTTGGATTCGCATGGCAACGTAGTGGGTGTGACCCCGAACACAAAGACCGCACGCTTCCTTAAAAAGACAGGGCTTGATTCGGTTGTGGCGTTCAGTGGACAGGCACAAACCAGTTACACCCGAAGCCTCACCAGAACAGGGATAAGTGCCTTGTGGGCATTATCAGGCACTAACGGAGTTCCCAAAAGCCTAACATCAGGGTGGCAGTTAGGGAGTTTATTCAACATTCCACAGTACGTTAAGGCTAATTGGAAGAATGGCGGTCTATTGGGCTTCCCGACAGGTATTCTTTCTAATTGGGCATACAACGGACAATCAGGTTTCCCGACAGGGATTCGTTCTAATTGGATGTTTGGCACGCTTTCAGGGTTCCCTGCAAAGATAAGTTCTAATTGGGCGTTTGGCAAGTTGGCAGGCTTCCCCGAAAAGATAAGTTCTAATTGGCTATTCAATAAGTTGACGAACTTCCCAACGGCAATATCGTCAGCATGGCAGAGAAGCGGTCTAACCAACTTCCCTGAAAGCATCAAGGCAGGATGGCAGAGAAGCGGTTTAACTAACTTTCCTGATTATATAAAGGCAGGATGGCAGAAGTCAGGGGCAAAGAACTTCCCCGACTACATCAAGGCGGGGTGGCAGAAGTCAGGAGAAAAGGGCTTCCCCAGTTACATCAAGGCAGGATGGAATATCACAAAGGTGTCAACCGCTGGAGTGGCAGGGTCGCTGGTGGCACTTACAAAGGCTATGGGTGGTGCGTTTAGTCACGGGATGTGGCAGAGTATTCCACAGTACGCAACAGGCGGTGATGCGACCCACGGCAGTATGTTTATTGCAGGAGAGCAAGGAGCAGAACTTGTTGGGCATATCGGAGGAAGAACGGAAGTTCTGAATCAAAGTCAACTTGCAAGCACCATGTATTCATCGGTAGCGAGTGCAAACGCATCACAGAATAGATTATTGCAAGAGCAGAACACACTATTGAGGGAGTTAATCTCACAACAGGGCAACACAAGAGCATACATAACAACAGGCGATTTAATTGATGGTATATCACAACGGAACAGGCGTGATGGAAGGACATTAGTGGGTGTAGGCGTATGAGTTACACGGCAATAACCAACGTAAACGGACACGATGTAACAACGGGCGAGTATGCGATAGTTCAACCTGCGAGCATGGAAGTGGAAATTGAGGATATAAGTTCGTCAGATGCAGGGAGAACGGCAGACACAGTAATGCATAAAAAGACCCTACGGACGGTCTACGCCCTATCCTTGTCATGGGCAGGGCTTAAAACCGCACAGGCGAAAAAGGTGCTTCAAAGGTTTAATGAAGCGGAGTATTTTCCTGTTACGTTTTTAGACCCCTACACGGGTGCGATGAGGACAAAGACATTCTATTTGGGGAACAGGACAATCCCTCTATATTCAGCGGAATTGGATATATGGAGCAACATCAGTTTCAAGATAGTGGAGCAGTAGCATGAAAGACTTTATGGATAATGGAATAATCCTTGCCGACCTAACCATCGGAACAAACACCATCACAAGTGCTAATATACGGGATGGCAGTTTTTCTTTGAACAGATATTCCACATCAGCGGTATCGTTAGAGTTTGGGAACGTAACCGCAGGGGAACTTACTTTTACCGTAGACACCACCACCACAAATGTGGCGATAAATCGTGGCGATGTGATAACAGGGGGGCTTCATCACGAGAGAGCAACACAAACCTTTACAGGTGACGGGAGCAACACAGTGTTTTGGCTTGATGGTGCCGATTATGAGGTAGAACCTACCGTTTACATGGACGGTGAGGTTGTCTTACGTTCATTGTGGATATGGGTGAGGTTTGAGTTTGAAGGGCAAATGTGGTGTGGCGTGCAATTCGATACCGCCCC